TTGGCGTTGAGTTTTGCTTCAATCTCGTCAATCATGGATGGCTTGAGCGAGATGGTGATCGGAACATAGCGAGTTCCTGTTCGACGGCGGCTCATTCTTTCACCTCAATGACGGTTAGAATTCCCTGTTCTTCGCATTCGTAGTTCGTGCAATGAATCTCAATGCGCCATGTGCGGTCGCTGTATGGCTGAGTGGCCGTAATTTTGGCGTATGCTTGACAATGGTTGCACCATGTATTTGCCTTTGAAGGAAAATCACGCATCAAATCAGCCCCTTTTGGTCGGCTTTGCCGAGGTCATCAAAGTCTTCGATAAGAGAAGAAACCCGTTGAAGGATAAGTTCCTTTGTCCATTGTCCTTTCATGGTTGTTGTAAGTAAATTATTGGCTACTTTTCCCCGAATTTGCATTAGCAAATCGGCGATTCTGTCGTATTCTCGTCCGTCCATGACCTTGCGAGCGGCTATTCGTTCATAATGATTCCTACAGATTTCACAACGAAGGGCTAAACGACAGACCAAGAGACATTATTCACCAAGAGCCACGACAGCCCCCAATCCTATGACGAGATTACAATAATAAACCTAAACCCTATCATGATAGGCATGGCTGAGTCATTCTTTATCCGACAGACCCTTGACATTGGAAACACAAACACATTCGTTCAACGAGCCGTAGACCTCGGTTCATATGTTGACGCATTGAACCAAAGCATCCTCAAAATTCATCGAGTAGATGTCGCCTTTACCGACAACACCGGACGCTCTCTCTCGATGGTTGTTGCAGACACGGCGTCAGTCGCTCAATTCCAACTCACCACGCAAAGTCAGGGCGACATTGTGCTTCCTTCCGACCGCTCAATCGTTGCGGCTGGAAAAATCGAAGCATACACTCCCTCAACCGCAAGTTCCCCGCTGGCGGCGTCGTCCTCAAACTCGTTCGACATTGCACCGCAACAATACACGAACGGCTACTTGGTCGCCACTGAATCCCTCTACTTGGGCGGGGCCGCCAGCACCAACTTCGCAGGCGATGTGTATGTCTCGGTTGTTATCGAGGCCAGCGTCGAGAAGATGTCGTCTGCGAAAGCCATGAGCCTTGCATTGAGCCAACAATGAGGTGGCTCACTTGTGTGCTACCTGCAACATTTTGCGTCAATTGCTGATTGACCGAGGAATGTCTCCCTCGCTGGCGATGTCCATAGGTACGGAAGTCGGAGAGCGTGTCGAAGCCACCGCCCCCATCGTGGCGACGAAAGCAAAGCGCAAGGCCTCAGCATACAACCGCCGATATAAGGCCGCCTTCCGCAAGATTGCCCCTCGATACAAACTCAAAAGCGGCAAGTGGAAAGCAGGCGGGTTCAAGCGTGCCGTCCGTGAAGCCCACAAGATGGCTAAGAGGAAGTGATTGAATGGGGAAGATTAGGGTCATTCGTGGTCAAGCACGAGCCTTCCAATACGAGGGGGCGCTTCAACTGATTCAGGACGACCGCCGATTCAACAACGGTTTCAAGATTCGTCGCTTTGTTGTCTCGTTTGAGTTTCCTGCCGATTCGGGGGCAAGTTCACGAGATTTAATTGCCGCTTTGGCTACGCACGAGGACGCATTTCAACTTGGAGTGGGTGTACAGGTCGGTTGGAACTGGGCCGACCGTCGTCAAGTCGCATGGGCATCAACCAATCATGTGGGAGATTCAATTGTCGAACACGCCTTTGAACTCATTGACCCTACGCACGTTGTGGTTCGTGACCTCTACTTCGCTTGCTCGCCGCTTACAGCAACAGGCAACAACAATTTCAATTATTACATCGAACTCGAAGAAGTCTCGCTGACGGACAACCAAGCCGTTCTTGCCATCGTCCAGGAGGAAGCACAAGATGTCAACTGAAACTGAAACCGAAAATGCAGGTCTACCAAATCGAACTCAACGGTTCGCAACTTGGCTTATGGAACGAGAGGAACGCCGTCAAGAGAAGGAGTCAAACCTCGAAGGGCTCGTCCGGTTGAATGTCTTGGTCTCTTTTCTCACTCTCGGTTTGGTCGGTGGCTTCGAAACTGTTCGCCTTGCTGTCACAATGATTCCGTATCTTTGATTTCAGCCTTCATGCGACGCAAATCCCTCATCACGAGGCAGTCCGCAGTCTTCATGCAACCACATACACGGGCATGAAGTGCCAGTTTAAGTTGAACATCGGTCGCCTCAGCCGTTGTGAGGACCGTTTCAGCGAGTTTCACTTCGATAGCGCCAGCAATCCATTCGGAACGGCTTTGCTTGGCGTTGAGTTTTGCTTCAATCTCGTCAATCATGGATGGCTTGAGCGAGATGGTGATCGGAACATAGCGAGTTCCTGTTCGACGGCGGCTCATTCTTTCACCTCAATGACGGTTAGAATTCCCTGTTCTTCGCATTCGTAGTTCGTGCAATGAATCTCAATGCGCCATGTGCGGTCGCTGTATGGCTGAGTGGCCGTAATTTTGGCGTATGCTTGACAATGGTTGCACCATGTATTTGCCTTTGAAGGAAAATCACGCATCAAATCAGCCCCTTTTGGTCGGCTTTGCCGAGGTCATCAAAGTCTTCGATAAGAGAAGAAACCCGTTGAAGGATAAGTTCCTTTGTCCATTGTCCTTTCATGGTTGTTGTAAGTAAATTATTGGCTACTTTTCCCCGAATTTGCATTAGCAAATCGGCGATTCTGTCGTATTCTCGTCCGTCCATGACCTTGCGAGCGGCTATTCGTTCATAATGATTCCTACAGATTTCACAACGAAGGGCTAAACGACACACCAAGAGACATTATTCACCAAGAGCCACGACAGCCCCCAATCCTATGACGAGATTACAATAATAAACCTAAACCCTATCATGATAGGTATGGCGAAAACAGACAGTTTCTTCATTCGAGCAAGCACGGACTTCAACGGAGCAACCTTTGCACAAACTGCAATAGATTGTGGGGCTTATGTGGATGCCCTCGGCATGAGCGTACTCAGGCTACACAACATCTCCGTTCAGTGGGGATCAGGAATGCCTCAGATGGTTGTTCCTGCAGGCAACCATCAAGCAGCGTTTCAACTCACGACTCAATCTCAAGGTACATTGGTTGCGGCCACCGATAAGTCCGTGATCAGCACCGGGACAATTTTCTACTCTGACGATGCTACCGCTCCCGGCAACGCTTTCATTTCCGATAACTTGGACATCGCCCCACAACAATGGACTAACGGATACCTGGTCGGTGTTGAACAACTCTACCTCGGCGTTGATGCAAGCGAGGCAACTGCTGGCGGCATGGATGCTTGCTACATTGTCCTTGAATGCACCGTTGAAAAATTGTCCTCAAGTGCCGCTATGGCCCTCGCATTGAGCCAACAGTGAGGCGGTCACTGTGTGCGCCACTTGCAACATCCTTCGGCAATTGCTCATTGATAGGGGCATGAGTCCATCGTTGGCGATGTCCATCGGAACCGAGGTTGGTGAGCGTGTTGAGATGGCCGCCCCAATCGTGGCGACCAAGGCCAAGAAGAAGGTTTCAGCATACAACCGGAAATATAAGGCCGCTTTCAAGAAGGTCGCTCCTCGATACAAACTCAAGAGCGGCAAGTGGAAGGCTGGAGGCTTCAAACGAGCAGTCAAGGAAGCGCACAAGATGGCCGGAGGGAAGAAGCGATGAAACGCCGGACTCTTCGAGGACAAGTAGACCAGGTTCTTACTGTAAAGCGTCTGATCGCAGACGATGGCCGTTTGACATCCGGGTATCGGGTCCTGGAGTTTCATGTGTGGCCGGACTTGGATGGAAACAACCTGGTCACGGGTGTCCTTGGATTGGATTACGACATGGAAGCGACCGCCAACGCCGGAGATAATCGTCAAATCGCTTGGGCGATGGGTTCCGTTGATGCAACGGGAACCAATCTTGGCGGTCAAAAATGGACGGTCATCGATCCCGACCACATCGTCATTCAGGACCTCTACATCATCTGCAATGCCGATGTCCCAACCAATTACATGGTAGTCTTGGAACCCGTCGAACTTTCAAACGACCAATCAATTCTCACACTGATCAAGGAGCGTAGCCAAGATGACCTCAGATAATGTTTTAGAAGAGCCAAACGATGCACCTAAAGCCACTGCTGGGCTACGTATGGCACAGTGGTTGATGGCTCGTGAAGAACGACGCCAAGAAAAGGAGTCAAACCTTGAAGGACTCGTCCGGTTGAATGTCCTCGTCTCGTTTCTTACTCTCGGTTTGGTCGGTGGCTTCGAAACTGTTCGCCTTGCTGTCACGATGATTCCGTATCTTTGATTTCAGCCTTCATGCGACGGAGATCCCTCATCACGAGACAATCCGCGGTCTTCATGCAACCACATACACGGGCATGGAGCGCCAATTTGAGTTGGACATCGGTCGCTTCCGCCGTTGTGAGAACGGTTTCAGCGAGTTTCACTTCGATGGCGCCAGCGATCCATTCAGAACGGCTTTGTTTGGCGTTGAGTTTTGCTTCAATCTCGTCAATCATGGATGGCTTGAGCGAGATGGTGATCGGAACATAGCGAGTTCCTGTTCGACGGCGGCTCATTCTTTCACCTCAATGACGGTTAGAATTCCCTG